TGATGATGATCCCGCTGTTCCCCTTGTTCAGAGGAACCTCCGCGAACGCGCCCTCGCCGAAGATGATGGTCTGGTACACGTCCACCTTGGCAGCATTCACGCTCGCCTGGATGCCGGAACTCGGCGTGTCGCCCGCGGCGTACAGAATGGGCGCGTTGCTGGTAAGAATGAAGCGGATGCCTGCGAGCGTCCCGACCTCTCCCTCGAACACGCCCCTGCTGCTGGCGTACTTATGTACCGGAACGAACCCGCCGGTCGCCTCCAGTTCCTCCAGGTCGGTGATCATGTCCGTGTGTCCGATGGCGATGTACGCGGCGGGCACGGGCTGCGTCGCAATCCCGGTGCTCGGGTCGATCATCTTGGTGATCATCGGCACGTCGTTGGAGCGCAGGAACCGGTGAATCTTCTGGAAGTCGGCCTTCTGAATCTTGTCCTTGATCGTCTGCGTGGACGTCTTGCTGTTGGCGAACACTTCGTTCGTCCCCTGCATCAGCTCGTTGCGGAGCACCGTGTCGAGCGTGAGGCCCTGCTGCCGACCGAGTTTCTCAGCGGCGATGGTGATCTCCGGGTCGAAGCCCGTCATTGTCGTCACGTCGGAAATACCGACCCAATCGCCGTACTGGCGAAGAGTCGCCGTGATCTCGCTCTTGAGAATCTTGCTGCCGACCGGGGTTATAGCCTCGCCAAGTTCGGTCGTCGCCGCCGAAAGATCGGCGTAGCGAGCGAAGTTGATCGTCTTGCCGCTCTTGTCCTTCATCGGGAACTTCTCACCGAACTGCGCGTAGGTGAGAAGAGAACGCGATGTCGTCAGAAGCGTCTTCTCGTAAAACGTCAGTGCCGCTCTGGAAAAATCAGCCGCCTTCATATACTGTGTGCTCAAGTAGTATCACTCCCTGATAAAATTTGAGCGGGTACTCGCCTCATCTAGCGCCACCCGCTTTCACTCGTTCGAGCAGTTCCTTGAATTTCGCGTCCTCCATGTCCTCGATCACCTTCACGTAATCGCGCGAACCCTTCGACGGGCGTGCCCGTCCGGACGCCGCTTCGGCGTGCGGGGCGCGGGGCTGCGGACTTCTCGGCGTCTCGACCGGAGCGGACGGAGCAACCGCAGGAAGCGGCGCTGTCTGCGCGGGAGCCATCATCGACGCCACCTTCTTGCGCGCGCTGTCGTACAGCCATGCGAATGTCTTCGGATCGCTGTCGGCGGCCTGGAGCACAGTCGGCGGAATCTGCCCGGCCTCTATCGACTGCCGGATGAAATGCGCCGTCTGGTTGAAGAGCGGGTCTGCGCGCGCCGCGTCGAGAATCTTTTCCCGGCGGCGCACCTCTTCAAGCATCGCGTTCTCGGTTTTGAATATCTCCGACGCTTTCGCACCGGCGATACGCTCCGCCTCCGAACGCACGAGATTCGGAATCTCCTCCTTGAAGACGCGCTGCGTCCACTCCTCGTAGGTTTCATCCTCCCGCATGGGGGGTATTTCGATCTTCTTCTCCGGTTCCGCGACGGGAGCGGCCTTCTCTTCCTTCTTCGCGGGCTGTCCTCCGCGAATCCGGTTCAAAAGCTCCTCCTGCAAATCCGGATTCGCTTCGAGAGCCTTCAACACGTGCCGGTACGGCGCGAGCGCCTGCATCTGCTGCGTGTAGTGCAATCCCTTCTGCGCCAGCGTCACCGCGTCGTTGTAGTCGTGAATGGAAATCTCCTGTCCATCCACCTTCAACTTCATCAACGGGGGCTTCTGCGCCAGGGGCGGCGTCTCAACGGAAGGAGGCTGCTCCGACGCTCGAAGCGGTTCTTCTATTGCATCCGGAACCTTTCCCTGCTCCGATTGTTCATCCCGCTCTTCGCCGAAAAACTCATCCAATACCGACTCGTCTTCCTCCGACGCGTCCTCGTCTCCGCGAGCGCGTGCGGCTATCGACTGGTAGTATTCCTCCCTCGACTTCTCGAACTCGCCGGTATCGCCTTCGCTCTCCTGCGCCAGTACCTGATCCAGTTCTTTCTCCACGGTAGTGCCTCCTTGTTTTGTGCTCCCGGAAACCGGCGGATACCCCCGAACGCGGGCGGCCCCCTCTCCGGGTTGGCCAATAAAAAGGGCTCCGAAGCCATCGCTCCGAAGCCCTCTCATCTATGAAAAAAGACGGGCTATCCCGTCTCTTCTTTGTTGATCTCGTTAAAATCCCCCGGATTCATTCGCGGGGGATGTGTCGATCACTGCTTCCGCTCCATCAGCTCTCTGACTTCATCGCGGGTTTCGCTGATCCATCGGACGAACTCCCGCACCCCCTGCGCCCTCGCGAGAGAGTACTTCGTCATGTCGTCGCCGGAAGGCGAACTCAACAACGCGGCGTACTTCACATCGAGATACACGGCCGCAAGCTCGTGCAGCGCATCAACCCCGAGCCTCGACACAATGTCGAGAAACTCCACCGGGTCGAGCTTGCTGTCTCCGGGAAGGCTCCGGTGCATCATACCGGCGCACCCCCCTGCCCCGGTACAGCCCCCTGTGCCGGTGGTTGTTCCCCTTGTGCCGGGGGATGAGCCGCCTGCGCCTGTTGCGCCGCGGCCTGCTGCACCTGCTGCGCTATCTGCGGCACCGCATTCGCGATGCTCGGGTGCTGCAAGATCATCTGCATCATCTGCATCTGCTGCTGCATCTGCTGCATCTGCTGCGTCATCTGCCCCATCACGTTCGGATTCGTCATCAACTGGCTGTGGTCCTTGAACCCCCAGCCCTCAAGCAGCTTCACCATGATGGCGTAGATATTGTCCGGCGTCATAACCTGCGCCTGCGCCAAACCCGGAGCCATCTGGATAAGCTGAATCATCTGCTGCTGCACGACCTCCTGCTTGCTCGCCGAAATGCCGACGGACACCAGAATGTCGAACTGCCCCGACACGTCGTCCTTGTTGATCACGATAGGCTCTCCGTACAGCCGCACGACGAACTCGTCGCGCACGAACTGCCGGTTCAACGAAAGCGCCTTGACGAAGAGGTTTCTTACGCCCGTCTCGGCGAAAAGCCTTGCAATCAGCTCGATGCGCTGCTGGCTCGCCCCCATTATTGCTGTAATTCCCGTGGCAGTCTTATTCAAACTACGACTATCTAACCCCTGATTATAACGGGTTATGCCGGTACGCTGCTCCAACTGCGTCTGCTCGAACTCCAGCGCCATGAATCCGGCCTGCTGCAACGGAGGGGGCGTCAGAGGGCGCACTGCCCCCGGCATGTCGGTACGGACGACGCCGCCCGGACGCGGGTTCACCAGCGACTCCATCTCCACTCCGGCCCCGCGCTGCACCTCCCACATCCCGTTGTTCTGCCACGAAATGTTGTCGAGTATCTGCCTGCGAAGGCTCGTCTTCGTTTCCTGGAACTCCTTCACCATGTCGGCGAAGCCGATCCCCTCGAACTTGTGCACATCGAGAACAGGACGAAGCACCTCGAACGGCGGCTCCCCGTGATCGTAAGGGTTCCGCTCAAGACGAATCACAACGTCGTTCGCAACGGTGATGACGTGCGGCGTCAGCCGTCCACTCCCGTCCGGATCGAACAGCCCCCACCACTCGTACAACTCCAGCGGACGACGCTTGTCCGCGTCCTCGATATTCTCCGTCATCGTCCACGGGTTCGTCCTGTCGTTCTCCGCGTTCCGGAAGCCCTTCTCCCTGTCGCTCCTGTCGCCGTCGCGCTGCGTGTTCCCCTTCTCGATGGCCTCTTCGACGTTGAAGTACACGCCCTCCGACTCCATTCGCCGCAGATAGTCGGGCGTCCGGAAAACTCTATGGATAACGAAGCGGGCGTCGCGCAACTCTTCCGCTTCGGGATCGTACAGAAAGTCCTCCGGCGGAATCACTTCGTACACCGGCCCCGAATAATCGAGAATCGCCCTCTTCCCCTCGACGTTGAAATACGTCGCGAGACGCGGCATCGACTCAACGGCCATGCGCACGGCCTCCGCCTTCTCGTCGTCAGGCATGTCCGGCGGCAACCCCATCACCGTCTGTTGCACAATCCGCTGCACCGACACTTCGTCCGGAGGAATCTCCACCCGCTCGAATCCGGTGATCTCTATCCCGTCCTCCGCCGAAAGTGCGTTGAAGTCGCCCTCCGACATCTCCGGCACGGAGAACGGCACATCGCGGAAGCGATCCTCCCACGATATTTTCGCCACGCCGAGACCGTAGATCAGGGCGTCCTTGAACCATTTATACGCCACGACGAATCCGTCTCCGCGCCGCGTGAACTGATAGTTCAGCAACGCGCTCACCCGCTCCGCCACGGTCTGATCTTCCGGCCCCACAGGCTCGCACGACACGATATCGCTGGAGAAGTAAATCCGCATCAGCGACGGCATGACCCACTCCACGGCGTCCATCACGTCGGAAGACACAACCTTGGAGCGGCCCGCCCTCTCGTTCCCCAGGGCGCGCCCCCGGTAGAACCGGTACGCCTCCTCGCGGAACGGAGCCAGCGTCTCCTGCAACTCCTCCGACGCTTCGCGGTCGCCCTTCACCACCGCCAGCGCGCGCTCAAGGCGCTCCTCTTCCGACTCGGGCTCGTCCTTCCCCTCGGGGACGACCTCCGTGGACATCTCCATGATTTCAATCATCTCGTCGATAACAGCCACCTCCTTTCGAGTGAGCTACCCAGCCTTAGAAAGGCTGGGCTTCCCGGTTCCGCGAGGCATGCGTCCCGCCGTTTGGCGAGTCCGTCTTACAACCTCTCCCCGGGCGTGAACTTCCGGCGGCTCCCGCCGTAGTTTCATGGAGCAGATTGATTGCGGCGTTTTCGTCGCGGTCATGGTGCGCGCCGCAGTTTCCGCACGTCCAGAACCGGTCGGCCAGCGCGAGGTCGCGATTGATACAACCGCAGACGCCGCAGGTTTTCGAGGACGGATAGAAACGGTCCGCGCGCACGACTCGCGACCCGTACCATTCCGCCTTGTATTCGCAAAAACGCCCGAACATGCCCCACCCGCTGTCCGATATGCTCTTCGCGAGTTTGCGATTCGCGAGCATCCCGCTGATGTTCAGGTCTTCCAGATGTATCGCGCCGTGCTCGGCGACGAGACGGCGGGAAAGCTTGTGCAGGAAGTCGCTCCGTTGGCGGGCGACGTGTTCATGTTGCCGCGCGACCAGCAGACGCGCCTTGTCGCGATTGGCGCCGCCCTTCTTCTTGCGCGACAGACGCTTTTGGAGCTTCTTCAACCGTCGCTCGGCGTGTTTCAGGTACTTGGGATGTTCGACCTTCTCGCCCGTCGACAGGACGGCGAAGTCCTTGAGTCCAAGGTCGACGCCTACGGACGGCTTGCCGTTGGGAGAAACATCCGCTTCCACCTCGCAGAGAACCGACGCGTAATACTCACCGCTCTTGGTTTTCGAGACGGTAAGACTTTTAGGCTTCCCCTCCAGCGGACGGTGGAGAACTATCTTCACCCATCCGACCTTGGGCAGATAGATGCGGTCGCCGTCGAACTTGAAGCGCTGCGGGTAGCGAATGGACTGACGTCCGTGCCGTTTTTTGAACCGAGGGAACCGGGCCCGGTCCTCGAAGAAGTTGACGAAGGCGCGGTTCAGATCCTCCACTTTCGCCTGCAGCACCTGACTGTCGGCCTCCTTGAGCCATTCATAGTCGGGCGAACGTTT